TGCAGCTTAGGCAGCAGGCCACAAGGTTGGTGGCTTGGGTTTCGCCTCCTTTTGAGCGGGGGATGATGTGATCGAGCGTGGCATTGCGACCCAATACCTCGTCGCAGTACGCGCAACGCCCTCCCCAAGCCGCAATAATGGTTTTACGGAAACGGTGTTTGGTGACTTTTTTGGGAACAAGCTCGGTGCCGTCGATGTGATGGTCCACTTGCTCCAGTCAATGGTTTATTTAGGTGTAAATCCGTGGAAATCCACGGGATTGGTGCATATGCACCTTCAACCAGGCCGCACCAACAACGCCCAGCCGGTGCCTGCGCCATCAACTTCCCATCGCCGATTAAAGCGGGGTTTGGAATATTTGATGCCTGCGCCTTTGGTGTGGTTTACGTAGCCGCCGTTGATAAGATCAGCCTCACCATTGGGGTCGTTGACTATCCAATAGTCTGGATCGAAGCCAGTGATCACAGACCAATGGCCGCCTCCGGTTGGCGCGTTGTATGGCCCTTGATGAAGCCAACCCACCGCCACAGGTCTGCCAGCTCGCAACTCAGATTCCAGTAGGCCCGGTGCGCAGTTAGTGACGAACCTTGAATTTGTGAGTCCTAGTGCCCGTAATGCAAGCACCTGCGCCTGTGCGTCGGTGGTATCGCCATATTTGGCCCGTACTTTATTGTATTCATCATCGCTTTTTACCTTGCCGTAAAACTTGGCAATCATCGCGCAACTACTGCTGAAACACTCGCGGTAACCGGTGCCGCTGGCATTATCGTTTTGGTACTCATATGGCACCTTAAGCAGTATTGAAGTTGCTTTAGTTGAGATGCCCCAGAGTTTTGCTTCCGCCTCACGGCGGCGGCGTAATCCCGGTTCCGCTGGTGTACCTGGGTTGGTATACAGCATTAATGCTGCTGGCACTGCGTCATAATCTGACTCGCGCAGGCATTTGCTAATGGTTACGAAATCTGGGCTACCGCAAAAATGCCAACCTACGTTATACGCAAATGAGATCAACGCATTTTGCCTATGTGCTGGTAATGTTTTCCAGCCCGGTATTGTTTTTGCTAGTGCTGGCACTACCTGAGTTTCTAACATGTTATCCAGCAACCCATCAGCAGCTTCGCGTGTGATGGTATCGCCGATTTTTACTGCTGCGCCATCAGGCCATCTAGTGGTGCCCCAGCCGATGGTTGGCACACCGGCAGGGCATATATAGGCTACATCACTAAAACCTTCAAATTCGCGTATTAACTTTGCCGCTGGTTCCCATGCCAATGCAGGTTTTGGCGTTGGATCAGCGCGGAATTTGTCGAGGAACGCCGCCTGCTCATCTGGTGCCAGCAGTTCCCATGCCCAGTTCCATGCCGCCTGCTGATGTGGCAGCGGCGGCTTAGTTGTGGCTTTAACGGCGGCGAGAAAATTCACACCCATGGCCCAACAGAAGTATTGGCGCCAGCAGTGCCGATGGGCCATACTGACATGCAAGAACCCGCAAGCGTCGAATAAGCACCGCCAGGCGCTGCGCTCAACGTGTACTGAGGAACAAACGTTCCACTCGCATTTACGCTTACCGTGCCAGATATATTCGCGACAAATGTTTCCGTTGCTGATGTAATACTACTTGTTAAAGTAAGGGCTGCGGCCAGAGTGGAAAATGAATGCTGAGCAGCGAATTGATTCATTGTTGACGCGGTTGAAGCCGAATCATTGCGGTTCCATCTCATCCCATAAGCAATGTTGTTGATGGTGGCAGTGCCGCCAAAACCAATGCTGATTGTATGAGAAGTGAAGCCTGTTGTTTTCTGGAGAATAAAAAACGCCTCTATTGCGTAAATAGTGCTTGCCGACAATGTTACGCCAACACCGAACACTGACTGGGCCGTGTTGACATTACTGCCAGCCAAGCTACTATTGAGCCGATAGAACATCATTGACGGTGAAATGCCCCGTCTTACAGGCGTGCTGTAAATCACCTTGCCGTCGTACTCAACTGCGCCAGCCGCTGCTGTAGTTAGGTTGGTGCCCGACTGCAGTAATAGCGGCGCATTGCTGGTTGTGCCTGCCGGCAGAATGATGGGCGTAAGAAAGTTTTTGCTCATCAGCCAACCACAACGACGCGATAAGCGTCAGAACTTGGAGCTGTAGCAAAAATAACGGTCAACGTATTTGTGGTGGTGTGCGCTACGTCAGTTATTACTTCCTCGTAATTACTGGCATTATAAATAGTTACATGCACATCACGACTGGCTAGGTTATGAGTGACTGTATAGCTGGTTGCACTGCCGTCTCCAATGCTGACGGAGAATTTCTTGATGCGGCCAGACCAAGTTGCCAATTTCAATGGCGTGATAATGCGAGCATCGTCAGTGCCCGCATCGGTTTCAGCTTGCGTGGCAAGTTCTGCAATACCTGCAGTACTTTCACTTGCTGATGGTGCTGATGTTCCAAACGCAACCCAGCTAATAGTGCTTGAATCAATTGTGCCGTTTATTTGGTCTTGCCGCCAAGTGGTAGCAGCGGAAGTGCCTTCTTCTACTGTTGTGACTGCTTGTTCTAGTTCTGCAAAAGTCGTTGCATCCAGTGAGCGCGTCATTGCAACGGCGGCACCGTTCCAGATATAAATTCCGTTTTGTGACGCAGTAGTCTGCGAACGCACTAATACTCGATCTTGGCTGGCCATTGTGATGCCATCAATCGTAGCGCCAGGGCTGCTTAGGTTTAAGTTGGCTTGAGTGGAAACACGAACTGAATCCTTCCAGGCTAAACCTTCTACTAAAGAATCCACATACGATTTCGGTACCCCGTCACCACTTGCCGAAGGTGCCGGCAGGTTAATGACTTTGGATACTGACTGGAAATCAAAGTCTGTAAAGATTTTTTTAGCCATTTTAGGTCAATCTGGCAAAGCCAGCAGTGGATACTGTTAATAGTATAATTGTTTGATTTGTATTTGTATGAGATACTTCGGCCTGGATTTGCTGGCTGCCGCTGTCGTACACGTCAACACTGGGCTTGAAGCCTAGGTTATGGTTAATAGTCCATGACGATGCCGACGAAGGCTGCGTAAACGCAAAGCCTGCGCCTGCGCTGCCTTGTGGGCCAACTGTTGTTGCAGTAACAACTGTTGTTTCAGGTACGAGTACAACTACACTGCTGCCGCCATCGGTTATGGTGACTGTTTGCGTTAAAGCGGTAACGTTTACGGTTGTCATGCCGTGTAACCTTGTGAAACAAAAACGATACCTTCAAGGTAATATTCCTTTAATCCCGAAGGATTGGTTAGCAATACGTCGTAGTACGCTTCACCAGGAAAAGCCGCAGTTTGCACATTTGTTAATGAAATAGCAACCGTGCCAGTTACTAAGTTGGTATACGTTACGGTAAAGTCAGCAAACTTGGTAGTGCGTCCTTGATCCCACACTTGGGCAGCAACTGTCCAACCGGTTAGGTTGATGTTAGTGCCAGTGCTGTCTTTAAATTGTAGCGTGACGCTATAGTCTGCTCGGCGTTGGAGAGGGATGTTGTAGATGCCAGGTTGGATACTCATTTCTTCACCAATGGTGTGAATATACCTGCCAGCAATTCAATAGCGCGGTAGATTTTCACAAATAATGCCGTGTAACGACCCAGTTGGTCGTTGTCTTTTGGTGTTGGCGTCAGGTTTACTACTGCCACGGCTGTAGCATGTACGCCGATTGCAGCACCAACGTATTGGGTCAATGTTTCAGGGGTGAGGATCATGGGGTAGTGTTAACGCACCTCTAGCTTACTGACTCGGTTCTCGACCTGGTTAAGACGGGTGAACATCTCGCGGTTGGTTTCTTTTATATCCGTGTGTAATGTCTCAAGTGATGTAGCGATATGCTCCACTGCACTGGTAAGGCGTATTACAGCAGCGGCGGCTTCTTCATTACGACGAGAAAACCCGAACAGCCCACAAGCAACCACGCTGATGGATGCACCAGCGATAGCAGCAAACACTTCAATCACGGCTCAGGCTGGTGTTGCCTCTAGTCTAGCTCAGAGCCGCTTCAATTTGCTCGCGGCTAGTAAAACCCCATGCCGCAGCAGCACCAGCGTTCCATTCAAGGCGTACTACCGGCATTACATAGCCTTCGTCACCTTCTACTAAAGTGCGGTCGTAGTCTTCAGGATATGATGCATCATCAAACGTGATGTAATCATTTAGCAGATTAGTTAAAAATGCAGTGTGTTCTGGCCCTGATGGCGCTTCTTGCAAATCGGTTGCGGTGTTGATCAGCATGGTAAGGCAAGCCCTAAATGTTTGAGTCCATTCTGCCCGTCGCCGTGCCGAATGTGACCCATCCATGCTATCAAAGATCTACGCCAACCATCATTGTCATCATGTGCCAATAGATGCTTTAGCTTGCGTCGTTGGCGTATCATGCTTTGCCGTTTTATTAATTTGTATTTAATGCGAATGCGAAACCCGCAAAAAGTAAACCCACGGGCAACTGGGCCTAGATGCCATTTACCAATTACTTGGCTCATTTCTGACGCTACATAATCACAAATCTCAGTTTTTAATGCTAACCCTTCGCTTTTGTTTTTAACAATAATCACCGCATCATCCATGTAACGCACAAAATATCCGATGCCTTTTGCGGCAATAAAACGGTCTAGCTTGCCACCCCAGTAATTGCAGAAACATTGGCTTGTTAATGCACCGATTGGTAATCCATACTGTTGCACGCTAAGCACTTGTTTAATCAGCCATAAGGTGCGCTTGCATGTAAGTTTTTTTGCTAAATGCGTAAGCAGCAAGTCTTGCGGTATCGTTGGGAAAAACTTATGGAAGTCTACGTGCAATACCCAGGCGTCAGGGTTTTGCCTCATTAGTTGTTGCATACGTTTAACGCAGCGATGTGTACCTAACCCAATGCGACACGCAAAAACTTGTGGCATCATCGCATCATCCAGTATTGGCCCCACCACTTGTATTAAGGCATGATGCAACACACGGTCGCGAAAGCTTTGGCAACTGATTGTGCGTTTCTTTGGGTCAAGGATATCAAATTGCAACTGTGGGTCAGGACGCCAGCTACCTTCAATCAACCGCAGTTGTAGGTATCGCAGGTTTGACAGGTGGTATTCTTTAAATCTTAGGTATGAACTGCTATAAGTTTTGCCACGTCTTGCTTCTGCATATGCTGCTAATAAATTATCCCAGTCGTAAATTTGTTTATATAAGTTGCGGAATTTTTTACTCATGTTAGGTAGCGGCAGGTTTCGATGAGCTACTCCCTGCCATTACTACCACTCGGCCCTGAGTTCGCCGAAGCTGGATTTGATGGCTGGCACCTGGTTAGCACCGGCCTGCTGCCCGTAGAAACAGCAGAGCGTGATGATGTTTGGTAGTTGCCACAGCCGCGAAACGAGCGCCAATGGAGTTGAGACCGTAGGACGGAACGACGCTCCAGTTGGCGTCTCGAGATCCTGAGTCAGCCCCGGCGTCCCAGGCGCCACCCAAGCGGAGGGCGCTCCCATCAACTCCGCTCTAGTTTACCAGCCTTTAAACGTTTAAGCCAACTGCCAAGCATTGCACCAACTTCACCAACTAAAGCTTGGGCACTTTCTAGCTGATGTTCAGTTAATAGCTTGCGTTTGTGATGCACCATAAACCGCAACATCAACCGCAGTTGGCCGAGGCTGCCATCTAAGACGTAGCAACGGCTGATTTGATTTGCTTTTATTGCATCATTAAGGTCTTCAGCAACTTTAAACAATTGCTTCAGTAGTAACTCCCTGAAGGTGCCATGTTTACGCGGTATGGTTTGCGCTATTGGGTATAAGTAATCAATTACACGCTCATATTTCTCAACCATATATAACCCATGAGCTTCTTTTGATGGATTCTCAGACGCGCGATTAATTGTCATTGTGATCGGCGCTGACGCGCCTCTTAACCAAGTACCAGGTGCTCAGCCGCGAAACGAGCGCCAATGGCGCTGTCCCCGCCGGACGGAACGGAGTTCCAGCCGGCGCTTCGTGACCCCGAGTCAGCCCCGTTGTCCCAGCGGCCACCCAAGCGGAGGGCGCGAGGTGCATCTGCATATTCCGTGCCACGGCCACCAGTGTTGGTGTTAGAGCCGCTGGTGTAGATGCCTACACGTTCAATCGCCCATATAGCCAACGTTCCAGTTGCCTGTGCAAGTCCCCATTTGCTTTGACGTTCCCATATCACAGTGCCCGGGTCAGAACCACGGCTACCGGCTTCTGGTGCCCCAAACGCAGCAGCCTGAAACTCCCAGCTAAACATATAACGCTTACCAAAACTATGCGCTACCTCCGCAAAGTTGTACCAGGAACCTGGATTATTGCCCGATACAAGCGTATAAGCTGTACTGCCATTGCCACCGTAGAAGCTAGGGATTAACGCAGGGCTGCTGTTATCAGCAATTGTTAACCCAATCTTGCTACTGGGTACGGCACTAAACGCAGTTGTTGCATAACTAGTGCTACCGCATAGGTATAGGTCACACCAGAAACGCCCATCAACGCAGGTCATCCCGCGAGGGTCTGGGCATACAGGCCGCCATGTTAAATCCCATATGCTGTACTCCAATATTTCTGCTGCTGCTGTTGGACTGCCGCTATTGAATGCTGTCGGCCTACCACTTGGAATGTAATGGTAACCACCAACAATGCTGCCGCCTGTAGCACCTGCTGGTGCTGTGGTGTAGCTGGCATCACTGACTAATGCACCTGTTGTTGGGTGCTGCCAGATTGCCATATCAGTGTTATTGGTATGGGTGCCCATTGTCACCGCTGTAGCACTGGCGTAATACTGGCCATTGAGCACTGCACCAGCCGTAACGCTGATAGTAGTCGCAGCAGTTTTGGTAAATAACGGCCCGCGATGTAACGCAGGACGCCGGTTATAAAGGATTGTGCCGCCAGATGGTGTGGAAAAGCTTAATACACCTGAGCCATTAGTGCCAAGCACTTGGCCGTTGGTGCCATCTGCACTTGGCAATGTAAAAGTTACGTTACTCGCAACCGTTGATGGTGCTTGCAGCGCAACATAATGGCTGCTATCAGCATCAGCAAGCCTTAAATCGCCTTGTGCATTGATTGTTAAATCGCCAGTTAAAGCGCCGCCTGCAAGCGGTAAGTATGGTGGCTCTGTTAAAGTTGCGCTTTCTATGATATATAACTTATTTTGATCTGTTGCGTAACAAACCTCACCCTCTTGTAAATCAGCAATGCTACTGCTGAGGTTTGCATACGTACCGCGTGCAATGCGGACTGGTGTACGTGTTGCTGGTGTTGGCATTAGTTGAAGCTTCCGCCGTCAAGGGTACTGCTTGTACTTACTATACTACTACCATTTGCAAAATTGCCGCCATCCACGACCGTAGCTCCAGCAGCCGCCGTGGCCCAACTCAATGTTCCGCTGCCATTGGTGCTGAGCACTTGGCTAGCACTACCATCAGCCGCCGGTAGTGTCCACAGCACATCCGCCGCGATTGTTGCTGGTGCCTGGAACCCAACGTAATTAGTGCCGTTTGCTGTTGCCTCACGGAATCGTGCATCAACCTGATTATCTAAAATTACATTGCCGGTTAATGTACCGCCTGCTTTTGGTAATGCAGCACCAGCTAAATCGTATGCTGCTTTAACTGCTGTTGGTGTTGCAGCTAATACGCTGCTGGTAGTGCTTGTGCTATCGCTTAGTTGTACAGCACCAACAACGCTGGTAGTAGCAGCAACAATCTTGCTGCCTGCAATCGCAGCAGATGCGTTTATATCAGCGTTAAGTATTGTGCCATCAAGCAACATCGTGCTGGTAACGGTGCCGGTATCGCCAGTAGTTATTACCGTGCCAGAAATATCGGGCAGCGTTATTGTGCGATCAGCCGTAGGGTCTACAACCGTAAGAGTAGTCTCGAATGCGTTTGCTGTGGCGCCTTCGAAACTAAAACTACCAGCAGTGCCAATCTCTAAGTTACCTGTTACCGTGCCGCCAGCAAGTCCTAGCTTTTCGTTATTTACTTCTTCAATTGCAGCTTGTACGTTATTTGCTGCAATTGTGCCTTCTGGTGTAAATGCAACTTGCGCTGCGCTAACGCTAGTAAAAGTTTGGCTTACGTCAACTTCTGTCCATTCAATACCAGTCGATAGCACAATGTCAGGTGGTGCTAGTGCAACTTGTGGCGCATTACCGCTGGTGATAGTGCCGCTTTCGCTTACAACTAAGTAGTAGCGGTTATTAGCGGTAGCAGCCGCAGGCAATGGCGAACCTTCTACTAAACCAATGGCAGTGCCTTCTGCTGTTACTGAAGCTACGTGGCCGGTGCCGCCACCTGCTGAAGCATCAAATGTACCGGCAAAAACAATCTCACCAACTGAAATACCAATTGGCTGGAATACGTTGCCGTCCCAAAGGAAAAGATCGCGACTTAGCGGATTAAAAAAGAACTGCCCAATTTGATCAGCAGTTGGCTGTGTATCGCCAATTTTAGTAATAGCGTAATTAGCTAATTTAGCGCCTGTAACTGTATTAGCGCCGATACGTGCAACATCAAAAGTGCCGGTTGTAATCTGTGTTGCAGAAAGGTTTGGTATGTCAGCAGCAGCTAATGTGGAGCCGCCAGTTGCAATACCTTTTGCGTTAAATGTTGCTTTTGTATAAGTTCCAGGGGTAAGGCCGCCTTGCGTTGCTAGTGATATGGTGCCAGTGCTAATGCCAAAATCACTACCTGCAATAACACCGCCTAATTCAGCATTAGTAGCAGCACTAACATTAATAATGCCGCTGCCGTCTACAGTTAAGCCAGTGCCAGGTCTTACGCCACCAATAACGCCACTTGTAGCAACAGGTAAATCACCGCCAACTAAAGCAGTGGTAGTAGTTATATGACCTTGTGCGTCAAATGTAATGCCGCTTGTTGTGCCAGCCGTGACGCTATTGGTGTGATTTACTACACCGCCGCCGGTAACACTTAGGCCAGTACCTGGTGACATTACGCCAACAGTACCTGCTACGGCAATCGGTAAATCGGCTGGAACTAGCGTGGTGCCTGCTGTTGCTCTACCCTTAACATCAACTGTTAATTTAGTGTAGGTACCAGCAGTAATACCACTATTAGCAAGTGCTGGGACATCGGCATCAGTTAATGTTGTTCCAGACGTTACTCTGCCTTTAGCATCAACTACAACTTTTGTATATGTGCCAGCGGTAGTGGTAGGGCTAGGTATATCAGCATCAACTAATGTCGTGGCTGATGTAACACGGCCTTCTGTATTTACTGTTACTTTTGTATAAGTCCCCGCCGCAACACCTGTTGCCGACATTGCTGGTACATCAGCATCAGTTAATGTTGCACCTGCTGTAATGTGTCCTTTAGAGTCAACTGTTAATTTTGTATAGGTGCCAGCGGTTACACCGCTATTTGCATGTTCAAGGCTGCCAGTGCCTGCATTACGAACAATCGGGCTGGTAGGTGCTACCAGTTGCAAATTACTGCTGCTAACCGTTACACCACCAGTAGCTGGGATGGTGCTGGTATCAAGCTTGGATGCTGCAACAGTACCCGCCGTGAGGTTGGTGCCGCTAATGCCGCTTAGGTTTACCTTTGCAACTGGTATTGACGCATCATCAACTAACGCAGCGCCTTGCTGCACTAAATTCTTAACTGTAATTTTCTTGGTATCGCTTCCTGCAATAGAAAATACTGGCAACAAATCTGCTGCCGCTGGCGTTGTTTCAGCGTTTAGCTGATCTATGCGCTGGTCGGGCATTACAGGTCCTCTCCGAGTTCTAGAACGTCACCATCAGCGGTGCTTAGCACCAGTCTATCACCGGCAGCGTTAAGCAGTAGGTCGCCAAATGTCACAGTCTGCACCCGAAGTTTGATTTCGCCAGTAGTAACAAACGTAAATTTGCTTTCAATTATGTCACCAGCCGTGCATTGAATAGCTGCATTAGTCATCACACCTTGGATTTCGTACCACACCGAGTCATTGCTAGCGTTTACGCCTTGCGCTTGACCTTCAGTCAATATATAAAGATTAGCCTTGAAATCACTGCCAAATTGTTGCCGCAATAATAAATTATGCAAATACACTGCAATTTCAGTTTCACCAGCAGTTGCATAATCAAATTGGCAGTCGATACTGCCGGAGCCAGTGATCAAGGTGCTGTATTGATTCCTAAATTCATCGCCTAAACTAGAAGTATCAACAGCTTCACGGTCAGTTGATAACTCAAATCGTATAATATTTGCTAGTATCCTAGGCACTGAGTTAAGGATTTTACAGCTAACAGCAATAGCAGCGCCAGGTACTGCTAATGCGACTCTATTGCTTGAGGTGCCAGCCACCGCATCAGAATATGTAGGATATAATCGCAAACCGCCAAGCTGATCTACGTTAACAAACCAGTTGCCTTTAGTGTACGCATATCCTGAGATAAATGACAATGTAGATGTACTACTGAATTCTACAAAATCACCTGTTACAAATGCACCAAAGCTAAAATCAAAGCTAAACATATCTTTATCAGCATCAACATCTGCGACATTGATAGTTCCTGCAATTGTGTCGCCGCTATCTCTGGTTAGTTCTATATTACCAGCATTACCTAAATAAATACTCACAATGATACCCCAGTTAGCGCCCCCGTAAACTGGAACTGGATATTAGCTTGCATCACCTCGCCAACAGCACAACTCAACTCAGCACTGGTAATAATGCAATTACCTTGGATAAATTTAGTATCCCAGCCAAGTTTTATAGCTAAAATATCAGATTCAGTTACCGCTGTTGTTTTTACCACACGCTGTAAAAGTGATACTGGCGATGAATCATAATAAAATACAGTAGCACTACCGCTTGTGCTTCTGATGCCCGGAACAAACGTGCGGTCAGATTCCGTTAAAGCGGTTGCATCTAAAGTATCCACCGTAGTTGAAATGTTCCAGTTGCTCACCTTGGCTACTAAAGTGCCGTTATAGGTCAAGGTGCCATCCTTGCCGCTGTAATAAGTCATTTGTCAAGTACCCCAACAAGCTTTATTGTAGCCGACATGCGGCCAGGCTTTACGCTATTAAACTGTGGCGGTTCGGCATAACGGTATTTCATGCCAAATGGTGTTGCAGAAAAGCGGTTTGTTGCACCGCTAGCAACACCAGCATGGAATCCTGGGTTGCCGCTTTGCGTTAATGAATTAGCTGCGACATCAAACACACCTAAAGTGCCACGACAACTAACGTAATGGTCATAAATTAAAGCCGCATTGGCATCAGTGATATTGTCAAACGACAGTGACAGCTCTATATTGGTACGTTGGTTGCCATATTGAACCCGCACCTCAACGCCATCTTGCGCTTTAAAGGTAGTGCCAGGAAAATCACCAGCCGATAGCGACCTACTAGTAGGAGCGATGCTTGGGAAGCTAGGGCCTGCAAAACTCATTGCTCGTTCTCAACCACGAATTGGCTGTCCTCTAAGTTTAGGTACGTGATCCTGCCGGTGGAATCAACTGGTACATGGGTGCCAGTAATCTCCACCATCCCCTCTTCATCATAAGATATAAGCTCGGCCTTGTACACATAAGCACTTTGAGCACTTGAGTAGACCGTAAACACAGCACCAGCAAATGTGGCTGATGTAAAGCCATTGCCATCAACTGTCATGGTGCCAGTCTGCACTTCCGTTAGCCCTGACCGCCACCAGTACACCGAGTTAGAACCGGACATACCAGTGCTTGAAACTACCTTCCCATCATTTAAAACGTAACCGTTTTGGAATTGGTCTACATGTCTGGCTTGGCTAGCCACCTTAAAATACGCGCCAGGTGCTAAAGCTAAACCTTCAGGAAATGTTTTGAGCGTAATAGTATGCGTTACATAACGGCGGGTTTGAATTAGTAATTTAGCAAAACTAATGGCATGTGTTGCATTAGTACAAAAACCAGTAAAATCAACAGCTTCCACCTGTAGTGATTTATGGTTTGGGTCGTTCGGCCTAACCAAAATATTACGTGTTTCAGCAAAGCCATCTTCCACCTCATCGCGTACCGTAACTAATACCTGCGGCGCTAGCCGTTGCTCAGTTGGATACCAGCTTACCTGTAATGAATCCTCAACGATATTGCCATCAGTAAATAACGCCGAAATCTTAGGCAGTCGCGCATAGGCACCATGAATGGAATACCCTGTAAGCCCTTGCTCTGGTGCTACTGGGAATGTGGGTTGCAGGGATATTTTGCCACCTAAAATAAGGAAATCTAAAAAGAAATATGGTGCATGTTCATACGCCCAATCACGCACATTAACAGGTGAACCGATAACACCATCAAAAAACAAATTATTTTGGATACATACCTTACATGCTGCTTGGAAACCAGGCCAATCAATCATATCTTCTGGTATTAAACTACCAGCGCCTGCTGATGGTGCGCGTAATAAATGACGTAATATCTCAGGGAATAGATGCGTTGGCCCTGTTATAGAACTTGTTGGTGAGTAACCGCTGGTATTACCGCTAGTGGGTTCTACCATTCGTGTTACGTTAATGCCTTGCTTTGCATAATAAGTAAAATTATTGAAGTCGTTCCATTCCTTGCCGCTACGTAGTTGTAATCCGATTAACGCCATATTATCATAAATCGGAGTATTTTCATTTTGCCGCTGTTCATTTACATAAACAACTTGATGTTCTGGCCCATTTTGGTGGCTGCCTTCTTGCTGGTCGTATAAATATACATCTGCTACGGCATCATAATTCTCGGCTACAGATTGACCTTGTGAACTGTCAGCTACTTCTTGCACTATTAAATCAGGCAAGCTAATACCAATACCTTGAACACGTACAACACTTCTTCCTGCGCTATAGCCAGAGCCTGCGTTTTGCGGCACAACATAAGCGGTATAAGTAACTTGCTCTGATGTAGTTAAATCTAATAGTGAATATTCAAAGTTACTAGGTGGCATTGCAATACCAACAGGTTTTTTTAGCGCATATTGACCTTCAGTCATAGGGTCATCGCTAAAAGCTGTGACCGTAATTACTGCCCCAGGTACAGCAGAGCATGACCACATAAAACCGCCTGCCGTATAACCTTGCTGCACACCAAAGGCCGTAGTCAGAGCTGATGTTAAATCTAGTTGTACCTCAACCTGCATTCCTGGGTCAGGGTCAACACCTGGCGGCGCATAAGAATACGTTGCGCGACCTGTAAAGCGTTGCCCTAAACCAGTTGGCGAAGGTGCTCCTATAAAATTATGCAGCCATTTCATTGAAAAACTATCAGCACCTGCTTTTGCAATAGCCGTAACTTTTTGAGTGCTGCTGGTTTCTGTTGCTGTTACGCTTACAGTTAGCCCATTACCAGGGCCGCTAACTGTTGTAGTAGCAAAAGTGGCTAATTCTTGCTCCCCATTTGTTATGTAATTAACTGCACCCAATGAACTAACAGCCCCAGCTTCTGCCTTTCCGCCAAAAAACATTACACTGTTAGTGCCCATTGATTGTGTTATACGTTCTGTTGAACCTTTATAGCTAATTTCAAATCCACCATTATTAATAAATACGCCATACTTCTCCAGTCCTCCTGACCTGGCATCTAGCACTCTTGTATTTATGCCTGTTGACACATTAAGAATTGACCCACCAGCTAATGGTCTTAGTCTTATTTCATATTGAACGTCATTTCTTGGGAACTTAATCCGTATAAAATTAAATTGGTCTACGGGTGTACGACCTCTAACGCAAAATGGCCCGGCACTATCTTCTAGCGTAATCCATGATTCTGCACCCTTTTCTCTTATTTCTAGCCTAAAAAACGAATACCTTAAGCCGTATTCACTATATTGCCCAACAATATAATTGTTGCCACCTGCCTCAATTGCAGCAAGCGTAGTTTCAGACGGTTGGCTTGAAAAGTTACTCATGCCGCTAAATCGTTTCCATACCTGCGACTTAATGCCAATCTCAACTTGGTTTAATCTTCGTGTTGTAGTTATATTGGCAACAGCCAGTTTGAGTAATGTTGCACCATTGCATGGGTTAACGTAAGCAGCTAAATTCCTAGAATTAAAATCTGGCGCATGTACTACAATCTGCTCTGATACTCGCCGTACTCTACCTGCTGTTAATGCTTTGAAAAAATAAGCTTTTGGTGCTGTAGGGCTCCATATTGTTGAGGCTGGATAGGAACCAGTGCAAACAGCTTCTACTTCATGTATTAAATATGTTTCACCAGGAATTAATACCTCGTCGCATGATATGCGGTAATTATCATCTTTTGCTGCTATGTCTTGAACGCCAAATTCGCCAAATGTGTTTGGTATATTGCCGCCATACATCCAAAATTCAATTACAGCGCCAACCGATACATTAACATCCTGAAAGCCAGTGCTATGGGTAGCGCCATTTACTTTCATTATGCCTGTACGGCTAGCATAATGAGATTCAATTTTATCGCGTTCATTATTTGCTTTACGTGCTGCTTCTGTTTCCTTTTGCCATTCCTGTAGCGCCCCAGCTACATCTCCCCCAGTGCCTGGGTTCACAAATGGCGGGAATGATACACGCACACGTTTATATGGTAACCGCCAATCTTGTGCATTACGTAATGGCTCTGATATACCAAATTGCGTCATTGTTGTAGGTATTCTTACGCCGCTAAATAACGGTTGCATACCAACATTGGAAAAATCAGCTTGAAATACATCTATCCCCCGCGCTTCCAGTTGACCTGCTATTTTATTTGATGTTGTTAATCGGCCTTCGCCTCCAACGCCACGTTTAAAATAAACAGCAAATTTGTTTTCTTGATAGCCACGTATTAAGCTATCGCCAATAGCAAAACCTTTAATGCCTGGGATTTCTGCTAATACACCAGCACCAGCCAGGAATACAGCTAGCAATTCTTGCCCGTCACCTTGACTAAGTAACTGCGACCATAGCAACTTAGTTTCAACACGTACACCCCCGTATGTGCCTCGATTAGCAAATACCAGTGGCATTACTTCGCCTAGTCTTGCCAGCGGCTGTACTGAGGTAAAGCCATCAACATTACTAAATCTATTATCAGCACTAACGCTGGCACCTGTTACATCACCGCCGCGTTGTTGTTGTGCTGGGTCAGACCGTTTTGGTAACTTAGGTTTTGGTGCTAACGCAGATGCAGCGAAACTAAGACCCGCGCCTACTACCGTGGTAACAATGCCAACTGTTATCGGGTCACATACCACATGCGGCACATGGTCGTACGCTGCATCGCGTTCTGGGCGATGGTTAGCTACTTGATTTGCATACCAGTTATATTCTTCTAGCGTCAGCCCTAAAGCATCAATTAATTGCTTTTCCCATGGCAATATCGCGCCTCGTATTTGACGGTTGGGGACCATACTACCCGGTTGGTTTGTGCGCTGCAATGAAGCCATCCGGTTTCAAAATAAACGGCTAGCCCATAG